CCGCCAATATAACTGTAGAAGGCATTCGCTTATCAAATTTCCCATAATCTCCTGCCACGATACGATCTTTACCAAACTTTGTTAAATAATAATACATATCTTGCCATTCCAATGACTGAGCCACTGTACCTGGTGCTGATTCGAACAAATATCTCTTATTCTGTATCAAACGCACTATAGACAATAGATATTTCCTATTCACAATAGTCCATTCAAAAGGTGCGCCAGTAAAAACACGAGTCTCACTATCATTTATCTTTCTAAACGATACAGCTTCATCTTTCAAATGGCCACAAAAATTGGGCATATACCTTTCGCCTCTTTCGTATGTCTTTATACAAACAAGTGCCCTATCCATTATCTCATCATCTACTTTTACTGGATCTTGTAAACCAGCTATTGGATCGCATGGTGTTATAAAAAACTTCTTGCTCTTCTTCCATGGATTTCCAGCACTAGTGTTTCTATTTATCTTATCGACATAAGAAACACCTGCTGCTCCATTTATAGCAGTCACATCATCATACACATGAACTAATTCCAAATCTTGTTTTGTTAATCCAGTTAATATATCATCTACAAAATTTTGTTTACACAGCTCCAATATTGTCATATTTAATTTTACAACGGGTCTCACCATATCTTGTAAAGCTTTATACCAAGGTTTCCAACCTTTCATCACAGGTGGTCCATGCATTAGGGTGTATCCTCTTCTAAGCATACTATCTTGTATTAATGTAGGTTTCACCAGAGACTTAGGCTGTTGCCTAAAACCCTCAAATGAGCCGTATACATTTGCACTCCCCATCTCTGTATATCGAATTGGACTCTTCTTATCTAAAATTCGCATCTTACGTTGTACTGTCTTGGAAGATAATAAAGGACAACCGCTTTGTACAATATATGTATCAAAAGTATTTATTCCTTGTATTATATCTTCTTCGGTTACACTCAAAATACCTACTTTACTTGATACGCTATCTCCCAATATATGTATTCCCAATATCACCGGTCCAGCTGGGGTATCTGCCAACAAGATAGATCCACAATCACCCAATTCTGTGAGATGTGTTCTAATACCCACCCACAGATTTAATTGTGTCTCTAGATCATGTATATAGCTAGCTGGAGAATAATTTACATTTTCTACAGCATTACTATATTTGTTTCCCTCTATTGTCCGGCCTATATACTCTCCTCAAAAATTTCCTCTTAATGATTTTTTACTAAACAATCTACTAATATCTCTTTTAGGAGGAATATTTTTTATATTTATAAATGCTAAATCTTTATTTGGAAATCGGTGTATTTCTTGCTGAGTAACAAGAATTTTAATATTGGGAGTAATTCCATCATCTTTACTTGACATTATCACTTCTAATTCAAAATCTCTATCATTAGGTAGAGCGTGATTATTAGTCATATATATATGGCCAGCAACACATGTTCCCCTAACTTTTCTACACACTAAATTTCCACCTTCATCTATTCGAGTCGAAACAAAATACACACAATGTCTATACAAAAAATCTTTCACTTGTTCCATAGGCAATGAAAACAAACTAGTCGTGTAACTGGATACATCAAATGTTGTTACAACGTAATCTTCCTTATACCACACATTTTCTCTTTCATCGTCCATAGGAACTGGTGGTCTCCCTATCTCTTCAACAGTGATGGTTTCCTCCTCATGTTGTAGTTCTCCTTCCATTTTTGTTTCGCTATTAAAATATGAATAAATAGTTGTCCCAGCCTTATAGGCAACTAAAGCCACACCAGCGGCCTTAGCTAACTGAACTAATCTGGGTAAACGACCTATTTTATTTTGTATACGTGCTCCCATTCCTCTGAAAATACATTTCATAACTCGTCTATCATTTACATGCTTCAAAGTTGTCTTGTACATCCAAGTGGAACCACAAACATATATTATCAAATATCTAAACAATTCTGAGGAAAAATAAAACTGCAGAACTATAATCAAGAAAAACTTTTGTATTATTTCCCATATTGTAAATAGTTCCTTTATATTAACCATATCTCTATTTGTTATAAAATTAAAATATTTTGTCTCACTTTCTCTATCTCTCACTACACGTTGGTAACTTCCACTAGTGACTACAGGCGGAACTATTT